GGCAAATTTTTACGCTCGCGAAAGTCCGGAGGGGGGGGTTCGAGGTTCTGGGGGGGGTCTTTGATGGCGATGGGTCGCAAGCCGAAGCCGACCTGGCTCAAGATGGTGACGGGAAATCCCGGCCATCGGCCGCTCAACGAGGCCGAGCCCGTCTCGGTAGTCGGGATTGGTCCGCCGCCGGATAGTTTCAACGCGGAGATGCGCGTCAGGTGGCTCGAAATGGTAAACGAAGCTGCGCCTGGTCAGCTGCAGAAGCCGGATCGCTCCGTGCTTGAAATGTATTGCCGCTCGCGAGTGCGCCACGACTTCTGCGACGGCGAGCTGGCGAAGTATGGTCTGCTGATCAAGTCGCCGGTCCAGAAAGTCGCGATGCAAAATTATTATTACAGCATCATGAAGGCCGAGCGCGAGACGATCAAATGGTGCCTGGTCGAAATGGGGTTCACTCCGTCATCGAGGTCGCGTGTCTCCACCTCTCAAAAGCGCCAAGGCAAAGCCGCAACGCCGTTCGACGACCTCAAGGAACTCCCAATCTAGGGATTACATCCTCGAGGCGATCGTCTATGCGGAGGAGGCGATCGCCGATACGCGTGGATTGAAGTTCGGCAAGCGCATGCGCCAGGCCGCGCGGCGCTTCATTCGGGACCTAAAAGCCTCGCAGCGCAAGCGCCCGCCGTTCGTGTGGAGCGCAAATCAGGCCATCAAGGCGTGCCGATTCATCGAGCGACTGCCGCATGTCGAGGGTCAATGGGCCACCGAGACCATTACGCTCGAGCCGTGCGAGCTTTTTTTGGTCGTGCAGCTGTTTGGTTTCCGCCGGCACGACGGTGCGCGCCGCTTCACGACGCTGCTCTACTGCGTCGCGCGAAAAAACGCCAAGTCTACGCTTGCGGCCGCAATCCTTCTGTACGTCTTCTGCATGGAGCCGGAGAACGGGCCGCAGGCGCTGTCGGCCGCGATGACGGGGCGCCAGGCGCGCATCGTGTTCCACATTGTGCAGCGGATGGTGCAGCAATCGCCCGGGCTGCAGAAGGCTTTCACGCTCGAGGCCTTCGCCAACTCGATCGTGCGTTACGAAGTGGGCGGCGCGCTGCTGCCGATCAACTCGAAGGCCTCGACACAGGACGGTTTGAACCCCTCCGCGCTGTGCTTCGATGAGCTGCATGCGCACAAAACGCGCGACCTGTTCGATGTGCTGCGTTCCGCGGTCGGCGCGCGCAATGACCCGCTGTTCATGTACACCACGACCGAAGGCTACGAAACGCCCGGGCCGTGGCCGGAGATCCGCGGCTTCGCCTTCAATGTGCTCGACGAGGTGATCGAAGCGGATCACATGCTGGTGATTTACTACGCGCTCGATGAGGACGACGACGATTTCGACGAGTCGAAGTGGATCAAGGCCAACCCGATGCTCGGCGTGTCGATCGCCTTGAAGAAAATGCAGGAGTACGCGATCGAGGCGAAAGCACAGCCCGGCGCGCTGTCGGAATTTCAGATCAAGCGCCTGAACCGCCAGGCCGCGGCCGCGGAAGGCTGGGTAGACCTGCGCCGCTGGAAAAAATGCTCAGGTCCCGTGCCACTGGACGAGCTCGTCGGCTCGCCTTGCTGGGGCGCCCTGGATCTTGCGAGTACTCGCGACATGAATGCGTGGCGATTGCTGTGGCTCAAAGACGATATCTACTACACCTGGGGACGATTCTGGGTGCCGTCTCTCGCTGTGCAGCAGCGCACCGAGCGACGATCGGTGCCGTATGCGTCGTGGGTCAATGCCGGATTCTTGACGCAAACCGATGGCGATACGGTCGACTACCGAATAATTCGCGAGTCAACGCTGGAGGATTGCGAGCGCTTCAGCCCTATAAAAGTGGCGTTCGATCAGTGGAACGCGACGCAACTCGCGCTCGAATTGGCCGAGGCCGGCGTGCCGATGGAGAAGTTCATCCAGGGTCCGCGCTCCTACAACCCGGCTATGCAGGCTTGCGAGATAGCGTATATTTCGGGCCGCTTGCGCCATGCCGGCAACCCGATCCTCCAATGGAACGCCGCCAACCTTGTACCGAGAACCGATGCAAACAAGAATTTGGCTCCTGATAAAAAGCGCAGCGCCGACAAGATCGACGGCATGGCCGCGCTCTTGATGGCCTTCGGCCTGGCGGTTTCGGAAGACATCGAGGGCGATGCCTCCGGGTTCTTTGCGAAGCCGGTGACGGCATGAGCGCCGTCGCGCAGCGGCCGACGTTGCGGCAAAAAACCGCGGAGTTCTTCAACAGCTTTTTCGATTACGGGTCAGGCTCGATCGCGCGCGGCTTCTATCCGGTCGCCGCCGGCGGCCAGGCCAGGCCCCCGATCAATGCCGCGAAGTCGGCCGCCGGCACGATCGTTACGCCGAACACGGCGCTGACGCTCTCGACCGCGTGGGGTTGCGTGTGGCTGATGGCCAATGCCGTCTCATCGCTGCCCTTCATCCTGAACAAGCGCTCGGGCGTGAACTTAAACTACGGCGCGCCGGCGTTCGACGTGCCGCTCTACACGGTATTGAACAGCCAGCCCAACCAGGACATGTCGGCGGTGACGTTCTGGAAATTCATCGTCGCCTCCGAGCAGCTGTGGGGCAACGGCTATGCGCTCAAGACCTTGAACTCCCAGAATCAGCTGATCGCCTTGGATCCGATCCGCCCGGAGTACATGGTCCCCTATCGGCAGCTGATCCCGAACTCGGAGCCGAAGCGCTACGAGATCCGCTACCGCTATTATTCGCCGATCGAGAGCATCGATTTTTCGGCCGACCAGATTTTCCATTGGAAGGATCGGACCATGGATGGCCTGGTCGGCCTCTCGCGCATCGAGTACGCGCGCCACTCGATGGGCATCGCGCGCGCCGCGGAGGACTCGACCTCCGAGACCTTCAAGAATGGCCTGCGCTCGGGCGGCTTCGTCCAGTCGGTCAAGTACTTGAACACGAAAAATCGCGACGAGCTCAAGGCCTCGCTCAAGCAGTTCGTCACGGGCGGCCCCGACTCGGGCGGCATCATGGTGCTCGAGGGCGGCTTGACCTTCAGTCCGATCACCATGAATCCGCAGGACGTGCAGCTGCTGATGTCGCGCCAGTTCTCGGTCGAGGACATCTGCCGCTGGTTTCAAGTGCCGCCGGTCCTGGTCGGCCACGCCGCCGCGGGCGTCACGGCCTGGGGTGCTGGCATCGAGCAGCTGCTCCTCGGCTGGTCGGCGCTCTCGCTTCGCTCCTATGTGCGCGGTATAGAGCAGGAAGTGTTGCGCGCGCTGGTGCCGGCAAAGGATCGGCCGAGCCAGTACCTGACCATAGATCTCGATGATCTGCTGGCGGCCGACTCCGCGGCACGCTCGGCGTTGTACTCGACGTTCGCGCAGAACGGTGTCATGACGCGCAACGAGATCCGCGGCCGCGAGGATCTCGCACCAATGCCGGGCGGCGACGTGCTGACCGTGCAGTCGAACCTGATCCCGATCGACAAGCTGGGCGATGCGCCGCCGGCGCCGATCCACATTTTCCCACCTGGCGCCACTCCGCCGCCGCCTAAAGGTACGCCACCATGAAACTGAAACACCGCCAGGTCCCATTCCAGTTCAAAGCCGTCAAAGACGATGGCACCTTCGAGGGCTACGCCTCGGTGTTCGGCAACACGGACGCGTATCGCGACGTCGTGATGCCGGGCGCGTTCGCAGACTCGATCGTTAAATGGAAGCAGCAAGATGCGATGCCGCCCTGCCTGTGGCAGCACCAGAGCTACTCGCCGATCGGCGCGACCACCGATCTCGCCGAGGATGGCAAGGGACTGTTTGTCGCCGGGCAACTGCTGATCAAAGACGTGCAGCAGTCGCGCGAGGCCTTCGCGCTGGCGAAAGCGAAAGTGGTGCGCGGTCTCTCGATCGGCTACGACCCGACCGAGGAGGAGTACGACGGCAAGACCAACGTCAACAGGCTGATCAAGGTCGACCTGTGGGAGTACAGCTTCGCGACCTTCCCGGCGAACACCGAGGCGACCATCACCAGCGTGAAGTCGCTGCTCGCCGTCGGCGATCTGCCATCCCTTTCAGATTTCGAGGATTTCCTGCGCGAGGCAGGGAATTTTTCACGATCCCAAGCCAAGGCGATAGCCGGCCACGGCTTGGTGCGACTGCTAGAACAGCGTGATGCTGACAAGAGCAAGCTCGGCGAGAAAGAAGTCGAGTCCGTACTGGCGATGATCAGAGAGCATCCACTACAACTCTAGCGAGGAATTTTTATGTTTCTACCCAAACCGCGTCGCGTCATCACGCGCGGCGTCATCGATATGGCCACCTCTCGAGTACTCGAGACGGACAGCTATTTTTATTCTGGCGCCTGGGCGCGCGCCGACGGCCCGACGAGCGATCAGCTGCGCACCGCGATCAAGGAAGCGCTCGACGCGCACGGCAAAAAAGTTAAGGAGGTTCTGGACGAGGTCGAGAAGAACGTCAAGACCTACGGCGAGGTGCAGGAGGGCGTCAAATCCGCCGTGGCCAAACTCAACGAGGATGGCGCCAAACTGATCGCCGAGCACGAGAAACTGAAAGCCGAGCGCGCCGCGAGCGATGCGCGGCTCTTGGATCTCGAGCAGAAATGGCTGGCGCGCGGAGGCATCGGCGGTGGCGGCGCGAAATTCAAATCGCTCGGCCAGCAGGTGATCGAGTCGGAGGAATGGAAGGACTTCGCGAAGCGCGCAGGTTCATTGCGCATGTCGATGAAACCTTTCCAGGTGAAGAACATCACGACCATCACCGGCGGCGCCGGCGCGTTCCCTGAGTTCCTGCCGACTCCGGTCATTCCGCCCTTCCAGCCGCTGACCATTCGGGATCTGCTCGACGTCGGCACGACCACGTCGAACCTGATCGAGTGGGTGAAGGAAACGCTGTTCACCAACAACGCGGCGCCGGTCTCCGAAGGGGCCTTAAAACCCCAGTCGGACATCACCTACGAGCGCGACACCATTCCGGTGCGCACCCTCGCGCACTGGATCAAGGCGTCCAAACAGATCCTCGCAGACTTCTCGCAGCTGATGACGCTGATCAACGGGCGAGGGACGTTCGGTCTGAAGCTGGTCGAGGAAAAGCAGATCCTCTACGGTGACGGCACCGGCGATAATTTGCTGGGGCTGGTCCCGCAGGCGACCGCGTACACGCCGAACGCTTTCAAGCGTCCGAACGACACGCGCATCGATGTGATCCGCCATGCGATGTTGCAGGTGAACCTGGCGTTCTATCCAGCCACCGGCATCGCCATGAGCCCGACCGATTGGCACGATCTCGAACTGACCAAGGACACCTTGGGCCGGTACATGATCGCGAGCCCAACGGGCTCGAGCCCTGGGATGCTGTGGGGACTGCCCGTCGCGCAGTGCTACTCGATGGCGGCCGGCGAGTTCCTTGTGGGCGCGTTCAAGCTGTGCGCGACGCTGTTCGATCGCGAGGAAGCGCAGATCCTGGTGAGCAACGAAGACCAAGACAACTTCGTGCGCAACTTGGTGACCGTGCTGTTCGAGGAACGCCTCGCGCTCGGCGTGTCGCGCGGCCAGGCGCTGATCCACGGCTTCGTCCCGGCCGGCGAGAGCACCGAGGTCTCGTAGTAGGTTCCAAGCGAAAAGTCCTGGGCGGGTATCGGTGCTTCCGAGCCGCCCAGGCAGGAGAATTTCGATGCCACAGTGCAAAGCAATCAAGACCTTCAACAGCACGCAGTACGGCTATATCCGCGCCGGCACGCGATTTAGTTCGGAGAAGAACTACGCGCTGGCTCTGCGATCCAAAGGCCTGATCGAAATCATCGCGGACGAGATCAAGCCCGATCGCACGCAGGCCTTCCCGGGAGCGCCGTCAGTAAAAAACGCGCCGCCGGTGCTGCAGCCGGACGAGGACCTGCAGCGGCCGCACACGGAGGACCCGGAGGACGCTGGCGGGGAGAAACCGTCTGCATTATCGCGAGTGGCCCGAGTCTTACAGAGGCCGACTGCGTCTACGTCCAAGGCAAATGCAAAACGATAGCCGTCAACACGAGCTTCCGGCGCGCGCTGTGGGCGGACGTGCTCTATGCGTGTGACGAGACCTGGTGGATGGCCTACTTTCCGGAAGTCGCGCGCACCTTTCACGGCGAGAAGTGGACCGTGAACGCCCGGGCGCGCGATCGCTTCGATCTGCATTGGATCTACGGCGCCGACAGCCCAGGCCTCGCGAAAGATCCAACCTGCATTCACCAGGGCAAAAATTCCGGCTACCAGGCGATGGGCCTCGCGTATCTGTTCGGCGCCGCACGCATCCTGCTCCTAGGGTTTGACTTCTCGCGCGACGGCGCGCGCACGCATTGGCACGGCGATCACCCGAAGGGATTGGGCAACGGCGGCACGTATCCGACCTGGGTCGCTGCGATGAATTCCCTCGCCGTGGATTTGAAGGCCGCCGGCGTCGAGGTCATCAACTGCAGCCGGCGCACCGCGATCAACTGCTTTCCCCGCCGCGCGATCGAGGAGGTTCTATGAAAGTTCGCTTGAGCACACTTTCGATCGTGCTCATCATCGTGCTGCTGCTGTGTGTCGGCGGCGGTTTCGGCGGCTACTCGTACGGCTACGGCGGCGGCGGTTTGGTGCTGCTCGTGCTGCTCGTGCTGCTGATCACCGGTCGATTGTGAAGGCGCTCACCGTCATGCCCGACCTCGAGTCGCTGGTTCTGGAGATCCGCCTCAGCCGCGTGTTCATCTTTCGCGTCTGGCTGGGCACGCAGCTGCTGAAGCTCGCCATGTGGGTCATCGGCGGGCAGGCCGAAGTGCTGCCGCGCTCGGAATAATTGCAATGCAATTAATCCCCACCTTCTGCATCGCGCACCGGCCGCCGCGGCTCTCGGCGCACCTGTACGACGAGATCATCGAGACGCCGAAGGGCCACGACTACCAGGCCTTAGTCTCGGTCGTCGCGCACCCAGTGCTCGCGGAGCGCGCGCCGGAAGTTGGCCTCATGAATGTGTGCGGCTATCGCAAGATCGTCACGCGCAAACCCGATCTGCCGCACAATCGGATCTCCGAAGCGCAATGCGCGCAGATGCCGCGCGCCGAGACCGAACCGCATCAAGGGTCCGATTTTCTGCTGTGCCTGCACGATTTTTTCGCCGTCGGCCGCCGGCATCGGAACATCAAGGAGCAGTGGGATAGCTGCCACCATCGCATTGATTTGTACGACTGCTTGAACCTGGCCGTGGCCATGGGCGTGATGACCCACGGCGAGCGGCGCGCGCTCGAGGCGGAGCCGGCGCTCATCGAGGGCGGCGTCGCCATGGGCGTCTACCCCGGCAGCCTGGTGCGCCAGATAGTGAGCGTGGTCTTTCCGCTCTATCAGGAGTTCGCGAAGCGATACCGCTCGCGGTTCATGCGCTACGACCCAAGGCAGCGGCGCTGCATAGCTTTTCTTGCCGAGCGCGTCGAGACGCACTTCATCCTGCGCGAACTGCGCCAGCGCTACGCAAAATTGCCCAACACCGAAGTGTTCGGCTGCTTGACCTCGTCCTGGGACGGGCCCTGGGAAGCGGGGACGATGCAATGATCAGCGTCGTCACCTGTACCGGCGATCGCCCCATCCCCTTCGCCCTCTGCGTCAAATATATGGCGCGGCAGACGCGCAGGCCGGATCAGTGGGTCATTGTGGATGACGGGAAAATGCCGTTCGGGTTTGTGAGCGAAGAATTGCAACGGCGCTGCGGTATCGCGGACGTCCAGATCGTGCGCAGGCATCCTCAGCGCGGCGATCCGCCCCACACCTTGCCCGTAAATCTGCTCGCAGCGCTCGAGCGCGTGAAGCACGACAGCGTGGCCTTCGTTGAGGACGATGACTGGTACAGCTGCTGGCACATCGAAGTGATCGAAGACGAGCTCAAGTCGCACGCTATGTTCGGCTTCCAGGGCATCGTCTACTACCACGTGGGCAAACGCTGTCACCGCACGATGGGCGCGAGCTCGCCGCACAGCTCGCTGTGCCAGACCGGGCTCACGCGCAGCGTGTTTCCGCTGCTGAAAAGGATCTGCGCGTCGATCGATTCGGGCTCGGTGGACTTGGGCTTATGGCGCGCGTTCGAGGGGACGAAAAAGCTCTGGCAGGACATCGGCACGGTGGTCGGCATCAAGGGACTGCCGGGCAGGCAGGGTACGACGATGGGGTGGAGAAACCAGAGCGGCTACACCCCGGACCCGACCATGGCGCACCTCGCGACGCTGATCGGCGCGGACGTGGATAACTATCGGCCGAAGCCGCGCCAGGATTGTTCCACGGGTAACGGGCGGTGTGAGATAAGCCCATGATCTCACTCACAAAGACACAAATATACATAGATGTTCCACGGTTCCGGAATCTCACAGCGCGCGTATAAGGAGCCCCCATGAGCAGCCCCCCGCCAGTGACCTTCATCACGCTCCAGGACGCCAAGGATCAGTTGTCGATCGATGCCGGCCTGACCCTGCACGACGCGCGCATCACCGAGCTGATCGGCGCGGCGATCGACTGGGCGGAGAATTTTTGCGGCCGCTCACTCGGGCAGCTGCTGCCGCTGTCGGGCCCGAGCGACGGCGCCGCGGTCGTGCTGCCGGAGCCGGTCGACTCGCCATTTTTCAATTCGCCGCAGGAGAACATGGACGTCGGGGTCGAGGGTTTCAACGACTGGCAGTATTGGGACGAGCGCACCTGGCAGAGCTACTACAAAAATAATCCGCTGCTGCAGAACAATGCCGCGACGCTGCGCCGAGATTTGAAGAACGCGATCCTGATGCGTGTCGAGCTGCTGTTCGATCGCAACGTCGATAACTGGGAGCTCTTGGACAAGACCGCGACCGACACCCTCTTTCCGTACCGCACCGGGATGGGCGTATGAGCAATTGCGGCCTGTGCGGCAAGGTTCGCGCTCACTTACCTGAAGCGATCAGAGCCAGGCTCGCGCAAGTCGAGGCGCGCATGCGCGCCCGCAAACCGTCCATCGCCATTTCATACACCACCGCGAGCGCCAGGCCGGCCCGCGCCGATTCGCCACCACAATTGCCTGCAGTCCCGCAGGGTGGCGACGGCGCGGAGGGGGCCAAGTGAAACGCCGCGAGATCCGCCCGACGCAATCGGGTGAGCTTCGGCACTTCTGCAACATCGAGACACGCGTGCCGGGCACGGATACGACCGGCGCGCCGAACGTCACGTACCAGCTGTGGGCGGAAAATGTTCGCTTCGCGATCGATGATTGGAAGCCATACGAGAACCAGGTGGCCCAAGCCGTCGAGCGCTCCGTCATCACACGCATCCGGATCCGCTATCGCGAAGGGATGTCGGGTGCGGGCCCGAATCAATTTCGTCTGGTCTACTGCACGAACCCAGGCGAGTCCCCGGCGGTGTTCGAGTACTACGATGTCCTGGGCGCGGTGCGCGACATCAATCTGCGCGTCGAGCTGCAGCTGACCTGCTCACTGCGCGACGCCGTGGGCTATCGCGTGGGTGCGACACCATGATAAAGGCGGAAAAACGAATCAAGCGAAGGCGCAAAAAGATGATCGCGCAGATGCTCGAACTGCGCGGCAAGAAATCATCGAAGAAGCTTTCGAGGGTGCGTCAATGAGATCCACTCTCGAAGGCGTCGCGGCCCTCACCAAGCAGCTGAACGAACTCTCGTCGCTCGAGGAGGGCAGGGCGCTTCGCAACGCGGTGCGCGCCGGTATGAAACCTGCGCTCGCACAGGCGCGCATCACCGCGCCGGTCGGATCCGAGCCGCATCGATTGAAGAATGGCTTGCTGGTCGCTCCCGGCTACGCACGCGGCACGGTACGCGTCATCACGACCATCAACGCGGCGAAAAATATCGCGAGCGCGATCATGAGCACGCGCGCGCTGGCCTTTTACGAGGCGGTGTTCGTGGAGTTGGGCACCCACAAGATGCCCGCGCAGCCGTGGCTGCGACGGTCGCTGCTCGAGACGCGCGCCGCCGGCGAGGCGGCCTTCAAGGATTCGATCGCACGCGCGGTGGCGCGCGCGGCGGCGAAACGCTGATGCTAGAGACAGACCTACGGAATTTTTTGATCGCGGCGCCAACGATATCGGCGCTGGTGGCACAGCGCATCTATGGGCTGATCCGGGAGCCAAACACGCCGCTGCCGTCGATCAACGTGCAGCGCGCCCACACGCAGCGCCAGGAACTGTTCTGCGGCGTGGCACCGCTCGCCGACGCCTCGATGCAGATCGATAGTTTCGGCATCGATGGCGACACCGCCTGGGCCGTGGCGAAGGCCTTGCGGCTGCTGTTCCAAAACCTGACGAACGTTGCGATGGGTCCGACGCTCGTACAAAAGATGTTTCTCGCCAACGAGTTTCCGATGGTCGATCCCGATCCTGGGATCATTCGAGTCGTTCAGCTCTATAACGTTTGGTACTTGGAGGATTGATCATGATCGAAGATGCAAAGCCCTTTGTCGGGAACATTTTTCTTGCGGTGGGCAACGGTGCTTCCCCCGAGCAATTCACGCGCTACTGCGAGGTCGACACGATGTCAGGGATCGGTGCGGCGAATGCGCTGATCGATGTCACCACGTTCTGCAGCGGCGGCCACAAGCAATATATCGGCGGCCTCGCGGACGGCAAGCAGCTCACGTTCGGCGCGAACTACGCCATGAACGAGCCGATCCAGGAAGGCCTGATCGCGGACGTGGAAGCGAAGAACAATCGCAACTTCCAGGTGCAGGTCGACGGCGAGTCGCCGATGCGAACCTTTCACCTGACCCTCGCGATGCTCGATTGGGAATTGGACCCGCAGGTCGCGAAGCAAAACGTGATCAAGTTCATCGGAAAGATCACCGGCCCGATCCTGCGCACGCAGCCATGAGCGAACTGCTGACCAATACGGTCACCGTGCGCGGCGCGACGTACACGGTGCGCGAGATCAGCGGGCGGCACATGCGGGAGATCCGTAAGCGCCTGAAGGATGCGCCGGAGACGGTCGAGGCCTACATGGCCTGGGCCTGCACGGTGGATCCGAAGTTCGCCTCCGAGCAGGCCTGCGCGGATGAGCCGCACGCGATCTTGAAGGCGATCAGCGAGGAGGCCTTTCGCTTGTCGTCGACGAAGGACGGTGACGAGGGAAAAAACGCCTGACGCCCGAGCAGATGTTCGAGCACCGGCTCGCATCCCTGCTCGGGCGATCCTTGGGCGAGCTCGATGAACTGCCGGCGCGCGAGCTCGAGCGCTGGGCGAGGTACTGGAGCGAGGAGCCGTGGGGTCCGCATCGCGACAACCTGCACGCAGCGCTGATCATCACCGAGCTGCTGCGGCCGCATTTGAAAGAGGGCGCGAGTTTGAACATGGACAAATTCATGCTTAAGCCGAAGGCGGATCTCGACGCCGCCGCGCGCGCCAAGTTCGTTGCGCAATTAAATTCCATGGCCGATGCGCCGCCGGCGCGCGAGCGCGCCAGGAGAAGGTAAATGACCGACCTAGCCGCCCTCGTCGTACGGATGCAAGCGGATAACTCCGAGTACATCAAGGGGCTCGAGCAGGCGACATCCAAGCTCTCACAATTCTCCAAGGATCAGGACGACCTGCTCAAAGGCATGGGCGAGAAATTGGTCGAGGCCTTTACCGTCGCCGCCATCGTGGAGTTCACGAAGTCGGCGTTTGAGGGCGCGGCAGCGCTCGACCGCATGAGCGAATCGACCGGCATCGCGGTCGAGGCACTGTCCAGCTTGCGCCTCGCCGCGGCCGCCTCCGGACTCGACGCCGATGGCTTAGGGACAACGCTCAAGAAACTGAACGTCAACATAGCGGAGGCCGCCGGCGCCGCCGACAGCAAAGCGGGCGTCGCCTTTCGCGCGCTCGGGATCTCGGTCACGGATGCGAACGGCCAGGTCAAAGACGCGGGCACCGTGATGGCTGAGCTCGCGGATAAATTCGCCGGGATGGCGGACGGCCCGAACAAGGTCGCCTTCGCGATCGCGCTCTTGGGCAAGCAGGGGCAGGCGATGATTCCGGTCTTGAACCAGGGATCAGCGGGCCTGGCGGACTTCAAAGCGCAGGCCGAAGCGGCCGGCATCGTGATGTCGCAGGACATGGCGGACGCGGCGGAGAAGTTCTCGCAGAAAGCCAGCGTCATGAAGGCGATCCTCGTCGACGGTTTGGGTCAACAGCTCATCGCGCAGCTGCTGCCGGCGTTCAACTCATTGATCGAAAGCTGGAGCTCGGGCGGCAACGCGGGCGAGAAGCTTAAAGTGATCGCGGAGGAAATCGCCACCCTGTTCAAGATCGTGGCCACCGTCGTCATCGACGTGGTCGCCACCTTCCAAAGATTGGGCAACGCGATCGGCGCGGTGTCGGCCGCCGCGGTCGCCGCCGCGCACGGGCATTTTTCAGAGGCCGGCGAGATATGGAAGGAAGGCGCAGCGGATAACGTCGCGAACCAGGCGGCGGCGGCGAAGGCGATCACGGCTCTGTGGGAAGCGGGCGGCGCCGATTCGCTCGAGGCGATCACGATCACGGCGAAGAAGATTGGTGACCAGGGAGCAAACCTCGCGAAAGCGCTGGCCTCGCAAGCGGCCGACACCAAGCTCGAGCAGTTCGCAGCCGGCATACAGGCGCAGTCGGCGGCGTTCGGTTTGGGCGGCGCGGCTCTGGTCGCGTACAAGCTGCAGGTGGGGGATCTCGCCAAGGAGCTCGGGCTCGCCGGCGATGCGGGCAAGAAGGCGGCGAACGATGCGATCGCCTACGCGAACGCACTGCAAACCAAAAAAGACGACAAGACCATCGAGGACGTGACGGCGAAGATCGTCGAGCAGATCGTCACGCTCAACATGGGCACGCTCGCGAGCGAGGCCTACAAGCTCTCCACGGGCGCGACCGGCGAGGCCTTAAAAAGGTTGGGGACGGCGGGTGATTCCGCGCGTGCGACGATCCTCGAGCTCACCAAGGTGCAGATCGAGGCGAAGAACGTCAACGCCATCCAAAAGATGGACGATGACGCGCAAA